CATGGCGTAGAGGTAACCTGCCCCACAGCCATGTAGCCAAGCAATGGCCTGACAAGGTCTGGAAACACTACTATGCGATGCCCAAGGAGATATGGGACGCAAAGCTACTGGCGATTCTCCCTGAGGTCTCTGGAGTGATCCTGGTGAGCCCTGATGACCGATACACAGGTGGGCTTTGGGTAGACATCATCAGAGCCGCCAAACCTTGTAGGGATGCCAAGCCAATCAGCCCAGCAGACGCAATTGATATAGCTAGATTAACCAGCCTCCGGCTTTGGACGGCACTTACCAAGGAATCATCATGAAGAATATCTACGCATTCACGGGAGCAGGTGCTGACTACCGCTCCTACGTTCCTTATATCAGCGTCAACTCTGGAGGTTGGCCAGCACGCAATGACCAAGAGGAGATACGCATCAGTGTTCGCTCTGCCAATGCGGAGAAGGCAAGTGAGATTACGTTGACGAAGCATCAGGTGCTTGAGATGGCAATGAAGATGATTGCCTACGTGGTTCAGCAGGATCAGCTTGTATCAACGCAGCCCGCCACTGATTTGGCTTCTGCCCAACACTTCGCTATCAAGCCAGATCCTCAGTTCATGGAACCAGTGAGTTACTTTCATTTGAACGCGAGTAAGGTTTTGATGTACGTACCAACGGAGGTCATCAGCTACGAGGATATTTGCCGCAAGGCTATGAAAGAAGTGAAGCACAACCCAACGGTGACTTGGTCACGTAAGGATGGGGCTAGTGGATCATTGACCCACCGCCAGCATCTCAAGGTTGAAGCAGGCTTTGAATACCACATCAACTGCATGATCACGGGGAACGCATGAGCTTACTAACTATCTTCTGGATCCTCCTAGGATTCATCAGTCACTGCTTCACGCAGGGCTTCTGATTACGGACTGGGTGAATTAACACCTTCAACAAAGCTTCCGGCTTAGGCTGCGAGGAGCCCAGGTCCACCATTATGGGGGATTGCTAGCACGAAGTAATTTACGGTAAATCATTCAATGACGGATTGAGCCTCTGTGCGAAAGCCCATTGATATACTGACCTATGCAAGCTGCTACGTCAATCCCCCACCATCAAAGTGAGCTGGCATCCTGGGCAAAGTACACGCCTTGAGGTTGAAGCGGCCGGCTCACCTTGATGAATAGAGAGCTACCTGCCACTATTCATCATTCATAGTAACTAAGAACCAAGCCCCAAGTGGTTCCGTAAGGCATCTACCGTCCTAGTAGCCTTAGGGAAGACCTGAGACCATACTAACACCTCTGAGTATTTAACTATGGAAACCCAACAACCAGCTAAGAATAAAGGTGGACGCCCCGTAGGCGCCATCAGCAAGCTAAGTAGAGAAGCGAGGGAGAAAGCCGCAGCTAGTGGCATCTTGCCCCATGAGTTCCTACTGCAGATAGTCCGAGGAGAACCTATCTTCCGTACTGAAGTTCATCCTATGTCAGGTGAGAAGATCCTGATCCAGGAGACTTACGACTTCGATGCTAGACGAGATGCTGCTAAAGCTGCTGCACCTTACTACGCGCCGAAGATTAGCACGGTAGAAGTAATCAACGGAGTATCTGAATATGAGCTTGATCAGATCATTGAACGCGCTGCCGCCGAAGCAGGTGTTAGCATTGGCAATGGCGGAGAAGGCCCGGAGAGTCCGAGCGAGGACGGCAGTGGAGAATCTGCACTCCGGAGACGCAGACGGGTCAAGCTCCTCGAGTGACGAGCCCCCGATCCCACTAGCTGCTCCTTCCTTGGTACTAGATAAGAATCACGTATTCTCTGATCTGTACTTCAAGAAGGCCCGCTACAAGATATATTGGGGAGGACGGGGAGCCGCTAAGTCCTGGGCATTCGCTGAAGCACTGATACGCTTGACCTCTGCCCTCCCACTCCGGGTCCTCTGCGTGCGTGAGTTCCAGAACTCCATCAAAGACTCAAGCCTCCGGATCCTTGCCGATACCATTAAGCGTCTTGGGCTCGATAGCTGGTTTACCGTAACGGAGAACTCTATCAAGAGCAAGGTGGGTGCGGAGTTCATATTCAAGGGAGCCGGGAAGAACGTAGATAGCCTCCGCTCGATTGTGAATATTGATATCCTGTGGGCAGAGGAAGCGCACACCATCAGTGAGATGAGCTGGCGCGTGATCTTGCCTACCGTGCGTGAGGACAATTCGGAAATCTGGATTAGCTTCAACCTGGATGATGAGAACGATGCTACCTACCGCAGATTCGTGGCCAACCCACGGACTGACTCGATCATCCATAAGGTCAACTACGATAGCAACCCCTATCTGAGCAAGGTACTCAGGCAGGAGATGGAGGACGACAAAGCAAATGATTATCACCTTTACGAGCACATCTGGCTTGGCATGCCCAAGAAGATCAGCAACGCTATCATTCTCAATAAGAAGTATCGAGTTGAGGAGTTTGACGTGGATATGTGGAAGGGTGCTAGTCGCCTACGCTTTGGCGCTGACTTTGGCTTTGCAGACGACCCAGCCACGCTTATTCGCCTTTTCACCATGCCTAGTACTACGAAAGATCCCAACCGGAAATATGCCAACAAGCTCTATATATCCGGAGAGGCATGGGGCCAGCACGTGGACAATGACCGGCTTCCTGAGTTCTATGACACTCTGGAAGATAGCAGGGACTGGCCGATCAAGGCTGACTCGGCGCGGCCGGAGACCATCTCCCACCTGAAGCGGCAAGGCTTCAACATCTCCGCTGCTGAGAAGTGGGACGGATCAGTGAAGGACGGTATCTCCCATCTGCGTGGCTATGAGGAGATCATCATTCACCCATCTTGCCCCAAGACTGCCTGGGAAGCCCACGCATGGCGCTATAAGGTCGATCCGAAGATCGTTGATGCGCAGGGCCAGCCCATGGTGCTCCCGATCGTAGTCGACAAGCATAACCACTGCTGGGACGGTATTCGCTATGGCCTTGACGGAGAGATTCAGCGAAGCGGAGCACTTGGGCTTTGGGAGCGACTTGGCCAATCTGCGTAACTTCCGTATATCTATGCTCAATCAACTTTTAGGAGAACGAGCATGTCGATGACAGATAGTTTAGGTCGGGAATGCAGTATTGCCGATATGGTGGCCAAGGAGCAATCATGATCAAGTTGAAATTCATTCTTGCTTCCATCGGGTTCATCCTGATGTACCTGGCCTTCACGATGCCTGCTAAAGCAGAGAGTGACTGGCCACCTATGGCTGTGATCCGGAATGCCCGCTCCATGGCCACCACTGGCCGGGAAGCCAACTGCATCATGGTCGCCCATATCAAGGGGGCACTCCCCTACTGCTTGGCTATGATCAAGAAGGAGCCAGATAGGTGCTCTGTGATCCAGGATGAAGCAGTAAAGACCCAATGCCGGGAGGATGCCAAATGACCAACTTTGAAAAATGGCTACTCCGTCGGATGCTGGCCCGAATGATCAAACGCAGTGAGGATCCGGCCGTAGCCCTGGCTACCTTGACCACTCAAGCCCGGAAGACCTACGGCGCCATTCTCTCCGCACTCTATTCCAAGGAGCAGCGTGGGCGATGTGATCACTCAAATCTTTAACGAAACTGAAAGGGCCTCATGGCCCTTTCTTATTGGCGGGAGGCCCTCATGGGCGTTATCACAATCACCATAGCGGGAAGCCCCAAGAAACCAACCAGGACCGTCGATAAGGGGCCAGACCTAGTAGCCCTATATCTCGACCTCTATGAACGGCTCCTGGCCTCATTGGAAGAAGTTACCTCGACCACTCATGACGACTTCAATCCCGATGATCATCCCCATGCCCCTGCTGGCCAATCGAATGGGGGCCAGTTTGTAAGTAAGGGAGGGGGTGGAGGTCCTACGGGGCCAAAGCCAACGAGTACCGTGGCCAAGGTGGCCAAGCATGCCATCCATGAGCTACTCAGCTCAGGGCATCCGTTCAGCTTGAGCGAGTTGCAGGCCATCACTGGTCACGATAACGCTAAGACCCTTCAATCTTGGATCACGATGTTCAAGAGCCCGAAGTACGCAGGCCCAAAGGGTGCTCTGAATATTCACAAGCTCCCGAACGGAGCCTACCAGGTGGTGATGCCAGATGGCACTCCCGCTCCCCCGGCGCCACCTGAAGTTGCCAAGGCTTTGAAGAAAGATACGCCGAAGGTAGAGCCTAGTGTGATCAAGCACAACGCCGAGCCCTACCAGCCCAAGGTCACGGTGCCCTTTGCCCCAGTCAGCAAGGAGAAAGCGAACAAGAGCTACGAGTTCCAGAT